ATATAATAATAGTATGATGAAATATAAAGAAGAGATGGTTGATACACTTTTGTTTGAAACGTGTGTTGATATGGTTGATAATGGAGAGAGTTGGACTGATGCTGCAGTAGTATGTGGTATTAGGGAAAATGAGATAGAATCTTTTATTAAAGATTGTAAGGAGTGGAAGGAGGAACTCTAATATAATATAGTTATGATGAATTACAAAAATGTATGTGACAAGTATGGAGATGAAGTTGGTTTAAAAGTACTAGACTTTATTGAAGAAGGTTGGGGCGAGAATGGAGCTGATGTATTTAAGTTTGATGATAGTGAAGTTTTTGCTGAAGTAGTTGAGGAATTTATTAAGGAACTCTGATATAATATAGTTATGATGAATGAAACACCAAACTACCCATACTTGTCAGGCTTCCTAGAATCTTCTATGTCTGCAGAGAATCTTCTAATGAGGATGAAGCATAATCATAATTATGATACAGGATCAGAAAGTAATCAGAAGGAACTTCGACTCGCATTAGATCTAGCATGTAAAGCTATATTGAAAGAAGCTCATGAGAGCTCTAGAGAGAATGTATAAGGAACACTGATATAATATAAGTATGATGAATATAAAATACGACAGACTCAGTAAGATTAGCTTAACCAGACATTTCAATGATATGGATTCAGATGATAAAGATATATCTTTATTATATTTGGGAGAAGAGTTAGTTGAGAATATTAAGAGAATCGATTCGTTCCTATCAGATGAGGATGGAGATAGAGGAAATAAGTTCGATCCAGATAATATTCTGCATGTTCGATTATTTGCTAAATTAGATATGTTAAATGATGAGCTTGAGAATATCATTAAGAAGTATGAAGATTGCATTCCATCAATTCGATAGACAGGAACTCTGATATAATATAGTTATGATGATGAAAGATATAAAATGCACCATGCGTGATGTTCGTGTAGTTCTTAATTCTCTTAATCTGGGATACGAACTTACTGGAGAGCATTATAATGATAAGAGAGTTATGGGAGGTAGGATTAAGTTCTATTCGAATGATAATATTCATCCATGGCATTTGACTGATATGGAAGACAAATTGAATGATTTGTTTCCTGGTGAAGTTTTCAAGGTTGAGAAGTATCTAGGAAAGTCCTATACTGTTAAGTGGAGAGATGAAGACTGGGGCTTCGAAGGATAGGAACTCTGATATAATTAGTTAAGATGAAAATAACAGACCTTATAGAGCAACTAGAAGAGATCGCTGAACTTAATCCTAATGCTGAGGTTCGATATGCCTCACAGCCAAGCTACCCATTTGAGAATAGTATCAGAGAGGTACTATCATGGGACAAAGAGACTATGATTGATATGGAGATGGAGAACATCCAACAAGCGATCGAAGAAGATGGTGCAGAGCCAATGTCATATGAAGATAAGAGAGCATTAGCTAAAGATAATTTAGAGCATGGAGGTGGATGTGATCCTGTAGTATACCTAGCAGAAGGCTCACAGATTGGATACCTTCCAGAAGGGCCTACAGAAGCATTAGGCTGGTAAAGATTTTTCATCATCCACCTAGACATGTGGTTAAACTGTCTACCTAACTATAATATAATAAGATGAAAAACGAAGATAAACATAAGATGAGGTTGGAGCTTGAAGAGGTTAAAGCTGAGATCTCTAAGCTTGATGAAAAGGAGAGCTCTGGTATTTTTTGGGTTGAGGATGATAAACAGAGAACATTGCTACGTTTAAAGAAGCATGAGATACTTGATAAATTAAGAGGGTAGGGAACTCCAATATAATATAAGTATGATGAAAGATAGCAACTTACCAGAGGATGTACCAGCAGACCTACTCTATATGCAGAGGTGCTACAATTGGCTGTACTCGAAGTCAGGCTCAGACCTACAGGCAGCAGCTACAGAAGGCAATAAGCAGTGTCAAGAGCTGATGGATAAGCTCAATACAGCCATCAACACAATAGAATTTTGGCAGCTAGAGTCAGACTTTGGCAGGGCTCACTATGAGGTAGAGCAGCTGAAGAAGTGGTTTAATCCTATTATGGACCTGGAGTACTAGGAACTGTCATATAATTAGGTATGGAAGAAAAAAGATATCATTTCGTATTCGAACAGGATGAGCAAGATAAAGAGCTCTGGATCCACGCATCTGGATTCGCTTCAGCTTATGATAAGTTCTGGTCACAACTAGATGGAGAAGATATAGATAAGATCGAAGTAGAAGAACATATCCTCAAACCTATAGAAGGTACTCCAGAAGTATTCGAATGGGTACCAGATGGTATCATCTAGGAACTCTAATATAATAATAGTATGGAAAAAGAATTAGATGCAATGATCCTAAAACTAGCAAGTCACTATGATATGAAAATCGAGTGGTGTCCTGCTATGAAGCAGCACAAAGTACATAAATCAGGAAAGAACAGCGATTTCTTTTGGGTATCTGATGAGAGTGTAGAGAATTTTTTAGACGAACTAGAACTGTTCTTCGAAGAGAATGGTGAGTATTGGTTCTAAGGAACTCTAATATAATAATAGTATGAAAGAGAAACTTCTAAACCAACGCGTTGTTCTGAATAACCCAGACCCAGATGGCTATGATAATTATCAAGGTACTGTCACGCACGTGTACATGATTGGTGATCAAGAATGGGCAAAGATTGATTGGGATTGCTCAATCCATCCATGCACTACACCAATGGAAACCAAGCATCTTATCCCACAATTGGAACTCTAATATAATATAGACATGAAAGAATGGATAGTAGAGATAGTAGGAGGCCTAGTAATGTTCTCACTTATGTTAGCTTTAGTAGTACTCTTACCAATAGCTTTCGGATAACAATTTCATCATAACAGAGAGCCAGGCAGGCATTTAATACATACCTACAACATAACATATACAGCCTGCCTGGCTCTTTAATGATACAATAATAAATAACACTATGAAAACTATACCATCACTAAAAGGACAACAGCAAAATTCTTTTAAGCTTGTTCTACTAGGCATTGCGAGCTTATTGTTAGCATCATGTGTAGTACCTACCGAGTATGCTGTAACAGTACCTACAGTACAGACGAGGACATATATCACTCGCCCAGCATACAATACATACGCAGCCCCATCATGCTACCCATCTAGGACATCATATAGATATAGATACAATAGACATTCATATAGTAAGTGTGGAAGGTATTATTATACACCATGTGGTAGTAGGTTTATTAGATACTAATATAATATAACAATGTACTTATCAGAGACTGGGTTGGTTCTAAGAATAAGGGTTGTACTAGAGAGAAGGTTTGTCTAGAGAGAGCGGGCTCTATAGACAGTGGGCGTTCGAGATTGTTAATATATAGAGGTGAACGAAAAAGGATAATATAGCCATGGCTCGCATAATTTTTTTAGCGCTCGAGAGATATCCCCTATATACGGAATTTCCCCGGGGTTACTATAAAATCTAACAATCTAACATAAATAACTATATGCAACACAATAACTGGGGTAAAGATAGAGATGATCTAGCATCATTGGCAAGTAAAGTAATCACTGAGAGTTACGAAGCCGGAGAAGACAAGGATGCAGAGTATCTTGCAGCACATGGTGAATTACCTGAGTCACAGGCTGATCTAGATAGACATGAAGCTAGTAAGTCAGAAGGTGAAGAGTGTCCACTAGACATTAAGTCACTAGATGCGCAGCAGTACGAAGATCTACTTCATAGTATGTTTAAGCTTACACACGCTGATGCAGAAGAGACCGGTGATACAGCATTCGAAGATACAGCTAGCTACTTAAGACTGGCACATGAGGCATATCAGGGCCGTCGGGGTAACTAAACATCACTAGTATTCAGACTTTATTAATTCTCTAATGCCTCTGTGTGTTAGAGAATTTTTTTTGTCCTCTTGTTTATAAAAGGAACTATCGTATAATTGGTATATGGCTAATACAAAAGATCTACAAGAAGTTATCGATGACATTCATGAACGTAATAGGAACGTTGAGTATGACACTGATAGAGAGGAAGCATACTATAAGAAGATGGAGAAGCTCTATAATGCGTATGTTGACGAGAATGATGAGATTACTAAGAAGTATAAGATCAGAACATACTTCCTCTTAGGTGCTATTGTCTCAGTGTATATTGGATTCTTTGTTTGGAAGGCTATGACATAGTGAGCGGCATTTTGCTCCGCGGTGCGGAGCTCTTAGTGAGCGGCATGCTGCCTTCGGCGGTGTTATGTTTTTTTTGCAAATTATTATACTGTTGCTATAAATAACTATATACTATGAGTATTCAGAAAGACAACGAAGCCATGGCAAGACTGTATACAGAAGGTGTGCAGGATAAGAAGTATGATAAGTGCTGGGACGGGTATAAGAAGGTACCTGGTAAGAAGCGTGGTGAGTCTGGCTCATGTGAGAAGATTGAAGGTGAAGAAAATGCTGAAGATAAGCATAAGGCATCTAAACCTGGTATACTCTCTAACCAGATTAAAGGTAAGATTACTTGCTCAAAGGCAAAGAGCCTGAGAAGTAGTACTAAAGATAAAGGTTCACATACAGCCAAAGCAGCACAGCGCTTCCTTAACTACCACGACTGTGATGAAGAAGATGCTGGAGCTCCAGCTATGTTTAAGTCTTATCTTGTAGATATGTTTGAGCAAGAGTATGGTAGTAATCAAATTTATTTTGACGACTTTAAAGAGGATATTGGTGAAGCCATTGATCAGAAGAAGGAGTATGACCTTACCAAAGAAGAGGATGTTCTTGCACAAGCTATTAAAGCTAAGATGAGCATGGGCTTAGAAATTGAAGAGGCTAAACAGAGTCTTAAAGATGATGTACTCTCTGGTAGTTTTGACGAGGATATTCTTGCTTCATCAGGTATACCTGAAGAAGATGCTGAGTACAAAGGACGTAAGGTAACGTTGAATAAGCCAACTCGTGGTGATGTTAAAAAGTTTAAAGTATATGTTAAGGATCCTAAGACAGGTAACGTTAAGAAGGTAAACTTCGGCGACCCTAACATGCGTATTAGAAAGTCTAACCCAGGTGCACGAAAGTCATTCAGAGCTAGACATAAGTGTGATCAAAAGAAAGACAAGACCAAAGCAGGTTACTGGTCATGTAAGAAGTGGTAGATATGAAAAAGATAATTAAATTCCTAAAATCAATAATTCGTAGAGAGCCTACAGCTTGGATTGATATCGAAGTTGCAGCTGAAAAGGAAGAAGCGTTAAGTGTAGAAAAGGATGTTAACACTCTATCATGTGGTAGTGTTGTAATCACCTATAATCCTGAAGCTAACAACATTACTGTTGGAGATACTGAGCTTACGGTTACTACAAGAATTCTTACTAAGGTAAACAATGTCCTAAAGAAGGATGGTGTTGAGACTATTAGTAAGGAGGATTGGTCTGAGTTCGAAGATGGTATTATAGTATCACAAGGCAAAGGTAAAAACACATACAACGCGCTACGTAAGAAAGTTAAGTAATACACTTGACTAAATAGAGAATCATATTAATATATAATATATGATTCTTGTTGTACCTGTATCACAGACAGATGACGAAGTCCTTGAAGACTTTGTACGCGTGTTTAATTTATTTGGACCCTACCCGGGTCATGATCTTGTTGTAGTTAGCAGGCCGCGTGATCATATTCTGGCTCGTGAGACCTATAGACGTATCGAGCATAACTTTGAACGTGGTTGTAAGATTCATCACACGTTCGATATTGACGGTAGGCTCGGTTGGCCTGGAGGACCTAACCATTATTGGTTAGAGACAGCTAAGTATCTAAAGGGTGACGAATATACCAACACGGATAAGCCATGGCTGTTCTTGGAGATGGATATGACGCCGCTCTGTAGAGGTTGGGCTGATAAGCTTGAAGCTGAATATCACGAGGAAGGTAAGCCATTTATGGGTAACTTATCATGGACTACTACCACTACAGGTGATCAAGAGATGGTCAAACTATGCCAGCATCTCGTTGGTGCGGCTATCTATCCACCAGATATCGGCATATATTCAAGGATTTGGACGTATGTTAATAATATAAATACAGCATGGGATGTCTTATGTCAGTGGGAGTTTCCGCCGCATGCGCATGATACCAAGCTGATACAACTATGTTTCAGGACGTGTAATTATAGCAAGTATCTTGATGACTCTGGTAATTATTTCGTTCAAGGTGAAGATAGAGAGGAATGGCCTGATCCGACATATACATTTAGTGAGCCTGTTAATGTACGTACAGCTGTACTGTTACATGGCTGCAATGATGGTTCATTAGCCCGGTTAGTGTATGAAGATGTAACTGGAGAGAAGATAGAAGATAATAGTGAAGAAGTTGATGAGTAAGAAGTTACCAGTATTTTTTCACATACCCAAGAACGCCGGGACATTTATGATCCGGCAGAGCTTAGCTGTTATGAAGCAGCATGCAGCAGGTAGAGCGTGTTGGTATATAGATGTACATCAAAATGACTCATCTATTTTTAGATTTTTATATATAGGTGACCCACCAACGAGTGGTAGTTATACAAAACTAAACCCTATTTGCTATAAGGTAGATATAAATGATTTAGATATAAGTGATAAGAATATATTCTTTGTAAAGGTATCTGATGAAGGCTTTAGAAACTATAAAGAGACCTTATATAGTATTCTACCGGAATATATAGAACCATATGAGTTTATCTTTTTGAGAGATGTTTATGAAAGAGTGCAATCACTATATACCTATATTCAATCACCAGATTCTGCTCATGAACCAACCCATAGAGCGTTTGGCGGTAAATCATTTATAGAATATCTCAACTCATCACAACTCGAAGGGTCTTGGTTAATTAGAAATATACATAATTTACCAAATAATATTGCAGTAACTCAAGAACACTTTAATAAAACATGTGAGCTTCTAGATAACATGCGTGTATATAATACGACCGAGACATCAACAGCATTAGCAGAAGTATATAAAGAGTGCTATAATATAGATACTAGTAACATTAAAGAGCAAATCTACAATAAGACTGCTAATAAGATAGATGTGCCTTTTGATAGTTTAGATGATCAAACACAGCATGCCTTTTTAAATCAAACGAAATGGGATCAGCTAATATACAGGAGATATATAAAATGATAGTTAAAAAGGGAATCGAGGCGCAACAGTTAATCTCAACTTAATCAATTCTTAAAGACGTGAAATCTAAATACGAAAAAAAAATAAAAACATCTATCATAACAATAACTTACGACAAAGATCTTGAGTTCTTAAAATACAATTTAAAATCAATTAAAAAATTCTGCGAAGGATATAATGAAAACATAATTGTTATTGATGATCATGAAGATGATTGTGCGAAGTCTCAAAGATATCTAGATTCAATTAGTCAAAAATATTTCATTGACGAAAAAGCTAAAAATATTAAACACGGTTATGTGAGGCAACAATGGATTAAGTTGCTCTCTGATAAGTATGTTGCGGATAATACTGACTACATTCTTCATATTGACAGTGATAGTGTATTTAGTGCTGAACATAACCCTGATGTGTGGTTCAAAGATGGGAAGCCCGTCATGCTTCGAACATCATATGATATGTTATTTAAAAAGATGAAAAGACCAATAGAAGGTGTTCAGCGGTGGCAACAACTAACGAGCGAAGCTTTAGGTTTTGATGTTGGGTATGAATATATGAGAGGTATGCCATTGGTATATCCAAAGAGATTGTTTGGTGAACTAAGAAGCTATATCGCTCGAACGCACGGTTGCAGTTTGTTTGATTATTTAAAAGATAAGCCAACTATATCTGAGTATAATATATTAGGTGCTTATGCTTATAAATATATGCGAGATGAGTTTTATTGGATTACCCAAGATGAAAACCATGACGAATATATGAACTTTGTACATAACGCTAAACATAAATATATGCAGCATTATTCATCTCGAGAAAAGCAGCAGCCGATAAGATATATAGATCTTAACGACAAAGACAACCCTTTATCAAAATTATTGGATATAGTTTGTGTACCAAAATAATAAAAAAAACATGAAAGTACGAATATTTATAGTAACTTACAAAGATTTTAACTATTCCATAGATCCAGTTCAAACGATCTCCTTCTAACCAGACCTTTACGTATCTTACCACCTGCTATGCGATACATTGGAAGCACTTCCTTTACACTATCGTAATTACCATCGTTCAATCTACCCGGCTTACCAACCAGCTGACTGAGAGCACCTCTACCACAGTTATATGTAAAGCTCGTTAACGCTGCTAACTGATTACTATTAAGTGGTACCTTGACAATAGACTGTACTACTTTTTCCGTCTCCCTTAATTCTCTCTCAAGAAGACTACTAGCTTCCTCCTCAGTTATATTACCTTTATTGACAGCAGATCCTGTATGACCATATCCAATAGTCTCTTTACCACCTGAGCAGACGTATTTCTTTGCTCTAAAGCCTTCAAAGTGCTTAACACCATCTAGCATCTCATTCCACGAATCATCTTCTTGTGAATCTAGATCATATTTAACTTTTGGTTTAACAAGTACAGGCTCTGTTGGCTCAGCCTCCTGCTCTAAATCCTTAAGGACCTCTTCTGCAGCTGCATCAAACTTCATATCTGTTATTTGATTATCTGCTATCTTTATAGCTTGTATCTTTTGCTCAATAGGTTCAGTCTTACTATCAATCAGACTCTTAATATAATCAGCCTCATATGCACCAGCCCCAAGAGCTAATAGTGATAGTACTACCTCTTTAACACCTTCATCAAATTGTTCAGTCATTCTTGTATATTTATGCTAAAAGTTAATAAATACTATTATGTCACATAAAAGCTTTAAACAATTCTTTAATGAAGAGTGCGGATTACGTCACAGCGACGAAGAAACATACACATCTGAACAGCTAGATGACCTTAGTGATGAAATGAAAACAAGGTACTGGTGGCAGGATTTAGATGCAGGTCTTGAGGGCGCGCATTCTGATAGATGGAAACAAGACCCACGCTGGGAGGGTACATCACATAATGATGATAGAATAGAGGAAATAGAGGGCATATTAAGGCGTAATGGTAGGTTGAACCGACCCGTTATAGAGTGGCCAAAAAAATCGTAAAAGAGTGAGAAAATAGTCTGCTATTGAGTCAGGTTGTACTAAATACTTTCTGGAGAGAGTAGCTGGAGTTGGCTACTTTCCATAGTATAATTAAACAAGAACATGAGCAGAGTATCATTAAACAACATTAGTCCTTCTCGAAAGAGGAGCTCGGGTATAGAAGTAACGAACGGAACATCTAACTGCCTTAATACACGTAATGATATTTGAAGAGCAGGTTTCAAGAAAACCTAACCAGTATCCATGGACCGAGCAGTTCATTGAAGCGATGCATAATGGCTTTTGGACAGATAAAGAGTTTGGGTTTAAGTCAGATGTACAGCAGTTTAAAGTTGTCCTTACTGATCAAGAGAGAGAGATTATTATTCGTACTCTTAGTGCTATTGGTCAGATCGAGGTAGCTGTAAAAACTTTTTGGGCTAAACTGGGCGACAATCTCCCACATCCATCTCTACAGGACCTTGGATATGTTATGGCTAACACAGAGGTCATTCATAACAATGCATATGAGAGATTACTTTCTGTGCTTGATATGGAGGATGTATTTGAAGAGAACCTTAAGTTAGACTTTATTCAAGGCCGTGTTAAGTATCTTAAGAAGTATACACATAGATTCTATAAGGATAGTAAGAAGCAGTATCTTTATGCTCTTATTTTGTTTACTTTGTTCGTTGAGAATGTATCTTTGTTTTCTCAGTTTTACGTTATTAACTGGTTTGCGAGATTTAAAAACGTTCTTAAGGATACTGACCAGCAAGTTAAATACACACGTAATGAAGAGAACATTCACGCTATGGTAGGCGCACAGCTTATTAATACCATTCGTGAAGAGTATCCTGACTTGATTGACGACGAGTTGATTCAGCGTGTATCTCACGAAGCAGAAGAAGCCTTTAAGGCAGAAGCTAAGATCATTGACTGGATGGTTAATGGTGTTGATGAGGAAGGTTTATCTGCAGAGGTATTGAAAGAGTTTGTTAGAAGTAGAATTAATGATTCACTTGAAATGATTGGATTTAATCCTGTTTTTGACATTGATAAAGATAAAATAGCCAGTACAATATGGTTTGAAGAGGAGTTACACGGTAACTCTATGACCGACTTCTTCCATGGTAGACCAGTTGAGTATGCCAAGAAGAACCAGTCATTCTCTGAAGACGATTTATTTTAACTGATTTTATGAAAAAAAGAATATACTGGCTTAATAAGGACTCGCGTAAATTTCTAGAGCGTGGGTATCTACTGGAAGGTGAAACACCAGAGCAGCGCATTAGAGATATTGCTGAGCATGCTGAGAAGATTCTCGGTATTGAAGGTTACGCAGATAAGTTTGAAAACTATATGCATAGAGGCTTCTACTCGCTAAGTTCTCCTGTATGGAGTAACTTCGGTAGAGAGCGTGGACTTCCTATTAGTTGTTTTGGTTCCTATGTACCTGATACTATGTCAGGTATTCTAGAGAAGACTGCTGAGGTAGGTATTATGACTGCTCAAGGAGGTGGAACATCTGGTTATTTTGGTGATATCAGAGGCCGTGGTGCTCCTATTTCTACTGGTGGTAAGTCAACAGGAGCTGTTCACTTTATGGAACTTTACGATAAACTAATGAATGTTGTTTCCCAAGGGAACGTTCGTAGAGGTTCCTTTGCTGCTTACTTACCTGTTGACCATCCAGATATTGAAGAGTTCCTTAAGATTAGATCTGAGGGTAATGATATTCAAGATATGTCTATTGGTGTTACTGTCAGTGATGAGTGGATGAAGTCCATGATTGATGGTGATAAAGAAAAGAGATCTATTTGGGGACTTATTATTAAGAAGAGATTTGAGACTGGTTACCCGTATGTATTCTTTGAGGATAATGTTAACAATCAAGCACCTAATGTTTATAAAGATAAAAATGAAAAGATCTACGCTAGCAACCTTTGCAGTGAGATCATGCTACCTTCTAACCCAGCGGAGAGCTTTGTTTGCTGTCTCTCAAGCTTAAACCTACTTAAGTGGGATAAGCTCGTTGATACCGATGCTGTTGAAACGCTTGTATACTTTCTTGACGCTGTTATTTCAGAGTTCGTTGATAAGACAGAAGGTATGCAGTTTATGAATGCACCGAGACGCTTTGCTCTTAATCATAGAGCATTGGGAGTTGGAGTGTTAGGATGGCATTCGTATCTGCAAAAGAACATGATAGCGTTTGAGTCCATGGAGGCAAAGATGGTTAATGGTACTATCTGGTCGACGATTCGTGAGAGAGCAGACAAAGCATCTGTGGAGTTAGCTGATATGTTTGGTGAAGCGCCTATACTTGAAGGATATGGTAGACGTAATACAACCACTCTTGCTGTAGCACCAACTACTTCAAGCTCATTTATTCTCGGTCAGGTATCACCATCTATTGAGCCTCTTAACTCTAACTACTTTGTTAAAGATCTCGCTAAGGGTAAGTTTACTTTTAAGAATCCTGAGCTAAGAAAGCTTCTCACTAGAAAGAAACAAAATACAGATGATGTATGGAGATCTATTCTAGTACACGGAGGGTCAGTTCAGCATTTAGATTTTCTAGATCAAGAAGAGAAAGACGTGTTTAAGACCTTTGGTGAGATTTCTCAGAAGGAGATTATTATTCAAGCTGGTATTAGACAAAAGCATATTGATCAAGGCCAGTCTCTTAACATTATGATACCACCTACAACTAAACCAAAAGAAGTAAATGAGCTTATGATCTTCGCTTGGGAACAAGGTATTAAGTCATTATACTATCAGCGTAGTGCTAACCCAGCTCAAGAGCTAGCTAGATCTATTCTTACATGTAGTACTTGTGAAGGATAATAATAGTTGATTAATTAAACATCTATATTAAAATATAAACATGAAATTAACTCGAGGTAAACTAAAAGGTATTAGAAGAGGTTGTCACGCTATTTCTGGTACATCTAGACGTAAGACAAGTAAAATATATAAAAAACGTTATAGAGGTCAGGGTAAATAGAATAAATACTGTTATGATTAAAAGAATCAATGATAACTCAGTTAGAGTATGCTGCGGTGGTAAGGGCTGTCCTGTTGTTGAAAAGCAGGCTGATGGTCGTTATAAGGTTACTGATGATGATGGTAATGTCATCATTATTAAAGCAGAGGAGCTAGAATTAATGGGTGATGCTGTTAAAACTATAGGTGGAAGTGATGACACACTTATCTGTGGCTGATTTAATATTTCTCACCTTTACATCATATGGCTTATGCTATATTCTAATGTATGGTGAGATTTTAAATTACTTTAGAAACAAGCTGACGAAGATTGAGTTCTTTCGTCAGCTTCTTTCTTGTGCTTTATGCACAGGCTTCTGGTGCGGTATTATATTTATACCATTTACATGTAGTATATTTACACCTCTATTTTGCGCATGTGTATGCTACTTCTTACACCTAGTTAAGGAAATAATGTGTAATAAAGCTTATCCAGACGATTAAAGCTTTTCGATAAAGTCTTTTAAGGTATTAAGAGCTACCAAATCTGTAGCATCGTTAAAGTTTTTTTTGTTACAGATAAGCTTATCAACTTTTGATAAAATCGCAGCCACCTTATCTGCTTCATTACAGCTTGATGCATCACTGTTAACGTTAATAACATATGTATGTTTTAGGACATTTTCATACATTAAACTGATTTTTTCATTATCCTTCATAACTAGAGTCTCTCTATGAATTGCTTTAGCTCGTTGAGTGCGATTATAGTCTTTGTATCCTCAAAGCTCTTTGCATCAGTTGTAAGACTGTCAACCTTTTGAAGAATATCATTTTTCAAAAACTCTACCATATTTGTCTCTTCGTCGCTAATTACAGCAGTAATACCTTGACCGCCTTGTCCGCTATCAAACGCGCCACCACCCTTATTACCGTTAAACGGTGTACGAAGACCAAATGTATGATTTGCGTTATCTGGCTGATTAGCTGGAT